TCTTCTGGAAGAAGACGGAATGAAACTTCAAACATTGATGCTTCGTCACGCTTTGCAGATACTGTAACATTTTCAATTGAAAGTGCACGGTATGCAGAGTAGACACGCTCGATGTAAGCAGACTCAGCACAGTCACCTGTACCTGGTCCTACTGCAACGATTCCACGCTCAACTGGGCATTCGCCAATTTCACCTGCAGAAAGGTTAAGTGCCTGTCCTGTTGATGTTGACTTGTTACCTGAAAGTTGTGCGTCGCCATATGCTAGTGAGAGAAGCAAGTTCTCTAGTGTAGCCTCAGCGAAAGCAGTTGCAAGATTAACCTGCATACCCTGCTTATAAAGTTTTGCAACGTCAAGAAGTTGGTCTACCTGAACTTCGCCGAAGTCAGGCTGGAACTGCAATTCTAGACCGTTCATTGTGTAACCTACGTTTGTATAGGTTACGTCATCTGCGAGAGTCTCTCTGAATGATTCACCTGATACTGCTGTCTCCAGTGTTCCTGGAGTAAGTGTTGTATCTGCAACGAAAAGTGCTGCAGCGCCAACGATGATGTTTGTTGAACTTCCACGACTATAAGCCATTTGTTCACCTCTTTCTTAAGAATAGTGTATTAAATTGTACGGCGTTTGTTTCCTCAAGGTTAATTATAACAGCCTTTTAAATGATTTCTTTTGTGGCTAATTTCTCAGGTACCCAGTCATTTGTGGTCAAATCTGGCATTTGATGATAGTCAAAATCAATAATAATCTTATTACCACCATAGGTACGGGCTGTGCCAAAATCAATAATATCTCTGGTTTCTTCTAGTTGATATACCTTAAAATTATGGAAATAAAACATGTTGTCTATGAGGTCTGGGATGGCATTTGTGCCTATATTTACCCGTCTATTTGAGCACCAGTTATTAATCTCTTCTGCTGTTTCGTCATACCTATCCATGAGGCGAAACACAGCCTCTTGAATCTGTATCATATTTTCTACTGAGTTTTCTGCTGTAGCATAAAAATAGTATAAAAGTTGCTCACACTTAATGTGTGGAAAACCTTTACGATTCATCTTAATTAGTCTATCCCAAGTTCCCATAACTCCCCCTGCTGGAAAAGACTGCTGAAGGTCTGCTAGGGCAGTTGGGCTAGATGGGAAAAGGGGTACCTCAATGTTTGAAAGCAAGGGTATCTTTGCCTCTAGATATTTATTAATCCATAGCACTGGTGTATTTAGTAGTGTGTCGTTTGCCATTATCTTCCTGTCATCCCTGCGTTAGCGATCCACCTGTATCCTGTTTTGTACCCTGCTGATCTACCCATTCTTTTACCTTGCTGAAGATTAGATTTATAAACCATAGGTCTTTCAAGATATGATGCAACCCCTGTACTTCTCAAAAATGCTTGACTTAAATATCTAGAAAAAAACATATTAAATGTTTTTTCAAAACCACCCTGTGCTGCATCTCCACCAGGGTTATTAACATTAATTGGACCTGCAGTAAAAACTGTATCTCCGTTATCTTCAAAAACAAGAACATTAGATGTTTTTGGCTTTATGACAACTGGTATACCAAACTCAACAATTCTAGCCTTGTCATAAAAAGGTACTCTAGATCCATCTTTAATTGTTTGAGATTGATTAAAAGATGCGGTAAAGTTTATACCATATCCAGTAGCCACAGAGTTTATATTAAAGAGTCTTCCTGAAGCCTGACCTACCTGATTCCACTCATACATATGGTGAAGGGTTTGAGGACTTACAGATGCATTTGAGTCAATAAATTGTTCCAATATATTCTTTACTTCTATACTTAGATTTCTAAAAAATAATGTCTTTCCTGCTTTTGTTCCATCAAGAAATCCTTCTGAATATTCAATAATATTTTTCATATCTTTTTTAAATTGAATGTTATTTATTTTAAGTTTCATCAGATATCACTAGCCTGGTTTTCGGATCTACGGACTGTTACCTTGTAGTACTCTACGCTACCAAATGGCCCAATCGTTGGCTCATTAGTTGCTATTTCATATAGGGTAGATCTTCCTGCTCGTGGTCCAGAGGTTTCTAGATATATTGGGTTTTCCCATCTATCACGAATATTAGTAACAAGAACATTTGTAATTGCATTTTTATCTTCAGACTCTGATATCCTAATATCTGTCTTTACTCTGCCAATTAAGATTGAGTCTTGTGTAATGTTTACATTTGGCTTCACTTCTTCTTTAAATGCCGCTCCAGCACTCGAAAAGTTACATGCTACTGTCTTGCTTAGTACCCAAGTTTTTTTTACATTTCCATAGGCACCCTGGTCAACTAATGGATAGTAAACATCTGCAAGAAGGGGGTACATAAAGTCAGTAGTATCACACTGCATTATAAAACCCCAAGTTTAACAATAGACTTAGTATACTTTGAAAGTATCTTGTCTACCAGTATGTTTCCTGTTCCATCTAAAACCTTTTTATCAAACTGAATCTTAAACTGGTCAGTGTTATATGATGTTACGTATCTCTTGTAATAATCTAATTTGCCACAGCGAATGTCTTCAATTAACATCTTTGTAGCGTCTTGGATATCATATGGAACTACCTTGTACCCTGTTTCCAATAAAAAGATATAGTCATATCCCTCATTGAATCCAACGCCACCGTGTATAGTATAAATATTTCCGCTGTCTTCTGTATCAAATAAAGCAAATGAGTCTGATGGAGCAACAAACATATTTGAGTTTTTACGCTCAGCACGATTAATTGCATCAGTATAAGCAACAGGATCTTTTGTAATTGCAGTCTTATCTTTTGTGATTAAAAAGTTATAGTCTCCAAGTGCTGGACCATCTTCGCTATCAACATCGTATACTAGTTCTGCATTTTCATAAACCTTTAAAATTTTGTTTGTTCTTTCCCATAGCGGGATGTAGTCTGTTCCTTGCCCAACAGTTTCAAGGTATGTCTTTTTATTATAGAACCCACCAGTAATGTTATCAATAATTGTTCTTGCAAGGTTTTCTTGTTCTGTGTATTGAGCAATTTCTGTTGCTGTTACACCTAGTGATGCTGGATCAATATACGGTCTTGTTATATCAAGATTGTCTTCTACAACTGCTTCATCTCCTAGTACCCCCTCAGAAATCTCTTCATATATTGCAAGAGAGTAGGACTTGTCGTATTTAGAAAATTCTACAGGAAGTTCTAAAGTTACCTTTGACCCTACTGTAGATGTTACAGTCTCTTGTGTTATAATCTGGTTTTCAACATCATCAATTACAAAAACATATGGAGTTGATGCATCTGGAACCGTATAGGTTATAGAAATTGGGTATGGGGGAAGTCTAAGAATTTGCATAATTATTTACCATAGTGCCTTGCTACTTCTTCTGGGGAAGCAGTTCTTACAGCCTTATGGGTTAGCCACTTTTCTGCATCTTCTCCAGTAACAATGTTGTACCCGATCTTGAGTGTTCCTAAGCCATTCCAAAAAATATTTCTTGTTGAGTAAACCGCTGAGTTTTTTTCTTTCTTTTGTGGCTTTGAATCAACATTTTCATTTGGTGCCCAACTAGCCAAAATTTCAAGAATCTCTAACTTTGTTTTAGAGTCAAACAATTCAATATTTTTCTTTTTTGCATAGGCCTTTAATTCCATAACAGTTTTTTTGGACAATTCTTCCATTGTGAAACTCATATTATCTCCCTATGCTCAATTGTAATTATACCAGAGTTATCTTCTTAAAGATCCTCTTAAGGTTTGTGGTCTTCTTATTCCCGAAGGAGTTCCAGAAACAATTACATTTTCACCAAAGTTTGCAGTAGGTATGCACCCTAAAGCATTGTTTTCTGTGATAGTTCCGTTTGGATTAGTTATAACGGTATTTGTTGTTCCGCCTGCTGCTATGCAGCCACCACCAATATGGGTATGATCTTCTGTTGGATTTCCTGGATAAGACATTTCTCTCCTTTATATGACTAAGAGGGACAGATTTTACTCTGCCCCCCTTAAGCCATTGCTAAGTATTAATTAGGAATTTGCTGCTGCATCTGCGTAAGCAACTGCATCAAGTTCTTCCCATTGGATACCAAAGCGGATGAATACTGTGTATTCGATTGTGTCCTTCTTGTTGATGTATTCACGATTTACTGTGATATCACGCTGGAAGCCCCATACACGGTTCTGTGGGAATGTCAAGTCGACATATCCTGCAGGGTAGTAAGGTACTTCCATGACTTCTACTCCGAGAACACGAGTTGTACGTGCTCCACCGAATGTCTGTCCTGCGCCATCAAGGTATGACTGACGATTTGCCTCTGTGCCTGGACCCTTGTTAACAAAGGCTTCAGCGATTGCATCTGCAAGTGTACCGTTGTTCTTAACGATTCCCTGGAATGCATCTGTACCTGCGTAGAACTTAAGATTGTTCTTGAGTGCACGGTACTTACGTGGCATTGCAAGAATAATATCCTGCATTACGCTTGTTGTCCAAGCATCATCAGCGACTGTTACTGCTGCTTCGTGAGCATCAGAACCATCTCCTGCTAAGTGGACGAATCCTTCCATGATTGAAAGGAAGTTGCCTGTTGAACCGTCGCCGTTAATTGCGAGGTCTTCAATATCGTTAGCGAAAGCATTGGTCATCAAGCGAACTAGATGATCTTCAAGTGCTGCACCTTCAATATTATCTTCAAGCGCTTCTGCTGAAACTTCCCAGTCAAGACGAATCTTCTTTGTAGTAAGTTCGACCTTTGTGAAAGTTGCACCAGCATTTGTGAAATCTGGCTGTGCCTGAGCAGCAGCACGGATTACACGCTCACCAACGTTGACCTTTTCAAGTTCCATGGTGTTTGCACGCATTGTAACTTTACGACCATCCTTGGCGAGAACTGTTGCATCCCACACGTAGTCGATGAAGCGACGAGCCTGCTCTGGTGCTAGAATACCACCTGGTGTTCCAGTTGGGTTTACAGCATTTGCGCCAGATGTTGATCCGAAGTTCGCTGTAGCAATGTTACCAAGCGAAGCAGCGGGTGAAAGATTACCGTTGGCATCTGTGGTTGTTGCACCACCGATAGCACCAGATGCGAATGCACCGTCGCCGTTATGGGCGTGTGACTCGGTTGGTGATCCAGGATAATTCTTTACGATATCTGTATTTTGTTCCGACATATTGTTCACCTCCTAGTGATTTTATATCTTTAGTTTAATAGGTCGGTTGATTTGAGGAAACGACCGCCCCATAGGGATTTTTGAACCTTCACAGGCTCAAACTGCACGATCTCGCCTAGATCGCCAGACTTGCGGAAAGCGGTGTCTGCAACTACGGCATCAACTCGCTTGCCAAACTCATTGAAGTTTCCTTTGATACTGTTAACTTCTCCAGTTACATTATCAAGAGACTTCGTTACTGCTGCTACCTGCTCGTGAAGAGACTTAACGGTTGCAGCGAGATCGCCAAAGGCATTAGTAAGAGAAGCGTTAATTTCAGCAAGTGCCTTAGCAACTTCTTCTTTAACATCAGCAACTGCATTAGCAACTGCTTCTTCTGTCTTCTCTTCTTCTACTGGTGCTTCCTCTGCATCAGTAGATTCTGCACTACCATCAACTGCTTCTGCTGCAGGTGCTTCTTCAGCAACCACTGCTTCTTCAGCGACTGCAGGAGTTTCAACAACTTCTGCTGGCTGTGCCTCTGGAGCAACCTCTGCATTTTCAACTGGAGTATCTAATACTTCTGTTGCTTCTGTCATATGGTTTACCTCCTTGTTAATCTTAGAAGTTCTAATGCCTTTAGCACTATCAACTAAGAATTTTATCATGTCTGCTTTTTCAGAATCAGTTTTTTCAACAAAACCAATATTCTGCATCTCTTCTCCAGATACAGGACTAATCTGCGTTTCTTCTTCTGAGGTAACTACTATACCAGATTCCTTATCGTAAAATACGTTTTCTAGAACTGTTTCATCACCCTTAATAACATCAACACCATCTACTTTTTCAACAGACATTATGCTGGCAAATTGGTTGGCTGGGCTATCAACTAATGACAACTCAATGAGATCATAGTCTTTAATAATTCTAATTTGTTCATCTGACTTTTCGTCATATGCGTCGTCCCACTTATTCATTCTTCCACCAATAGAAAAACCAGTATAAGTTCCATCTAGAACTTTTTCCCATGCATCTTGTGCACCCTTAGAGATGTATGCAGAAACATAAACACCCTTATAAAACTTCTTTGATTCTGGATCAAAATACTTTTCTTCTTTAAATGAAACCATCTTGCCTACTGCTGATGGTTGATGCATTTCTCTAATATTCCCACGGAATTTTGCAAATGCATTCATAGATGCTTCTGTAGTAACAATGTCGTTTTGCTTGTCTAGATTATCCAGAGATGCAAAACCTGAGACGATTCTTCGTCCTTGGTCTACCTTGGTAAGGGGCATTGATAAGCGAACGTTGTCGCCATCAGTAACCCAAGAAGCCTTATTTATTTTCATATCAGTTCCTATTATATCAAATGTTTATGAAGTTTCTCAATTATTGAGACGCTCGACCTTCTCCTTGTGGATTTCTCCCAGAGACGGTTGCCGTGCCATCGGATTGGCTATTCGTTCTTTCTGTATCCCTTTGGCGATTCCCTGCTATGTTTGCTCTTGCGTCAGTCGCTTGCCTTGCTGAGAGTTGAAGTGGTTCATCCCCATGACTAACCTGTGGCAGATCAAGAATCTCACGGGCTTCGTTTGGTAGCATGATTTGGGTTTTGACATAACGCTCAAGAATCTGAGACTGAGCAATTTCATCGGTAAGGGTGAGTTCATTAAACTTAAGTTCAAGAACATCTGTCTTTTCACGGATTATTTTATTGACTATCTTTTCCAAGTGATGCTGGGCAGGTCTTGCAACCTGTTCCTTAAAGGTACGATCCTGTGCTAAGGCTGCTGCAATTGCAGAAGAGTCTGCGCCTCCAAGTTTAGATATTGGCACTTGATGAGCAATTAAAATGTCATCACGATTTTGTTTGCGGTATTCTTTAAATGATCCATCCTGGATACCATTTTCAATTGGCTCCATCTTAAACTCAACCTTATTCTGGTCTGTATCTCCAGGAAGTGGGATATATAGAGTTCTGTGAGATTGAGACTTTAGACCTG